TGGAATTTTTTTCCTAATTTCGTTTTCAATTTGAAACAACCAAGTCCAATACCTGGGGTCCGTAAATATAAAAATCGCATCCGGTTTCTCCTGCTTAATCAACTGCCTAACCATATCCGGGTTTCCGTATCCGTTGCTCGGATAAATAATCACAGATGAGTCACTTACCCCAATTAACTTATTGGTTTCCTCACTGATATCCAGCCTTTTCCCTTGTTCTGGGTGTTGGATTGCTGCTCCTAATTGTACCCAATTGTAGTGATGTGCTGTGTGGAGTACTATCTCCTTAGCAACTGTACCAATACCTGAATGGGTTCTAATGTCGTCACACATAAGCAGAATCTTTTTTCGTTCTGCTTGTGGAACGTAACCTTTCATTTTCGTAACTGTTTCCATTAAATATTTTTTACAATTCTATATTGTTGTGATTGTGAATTTGTCGTTTAAAGTCCTCATCTGTAAGGTACAAATGAATAGCTCGGTCGGCAAGTTTTTGGAACGAAAACTTATGTCTAACACATGCTACTTTAAACTCTTCGAATAGATCGCTTTGGATCTTTACGCTTGTTAATGTTAAATCCTTCTTGTTCATAATTGTGTTTTGTATATACATATATGAGGAGGGAGGGGGGTCATTGCTTGTTGCAAAGCTCTTTATTTTCGTTGAAAGGACACCATTGACACATACTTGATACTATCTTCTTATGCTCTTTTACTAATGGTTTTCCTTTTTTATCGAAACACTCCTCAATAAATTCTTTTAATATTTTATCTGCTTTGCTTAATTTATTTCTACCGGCAGCAGGTTTGTGTTGTTGTACTCTATGAATTGGGTAATCGCTATTTTCCCAAATTTTTCTACGTACAATAAAGAATTCTACTTCTATATTTTCAAGTGGGATTCCATACTGCTCATTAAAGAATTTTTTATAGAGAACCAATTGCATTTGCTTGGTTTCGTCTTTCTTTGCTTTGTCGTTCCAACCTCTTGTTGATGTTTTAATATCGTAGATATAAAATTTATTGGTTGGTTCGTGATAAAGGACCAAATCAATGAATCCCTTATACATTATATTATTACCTAAATTCATTAAAATAGGTAATTCGATTCCGGCTAAATGCCATCCTCTCTTACTAAAATACGAACTACGCTTTTTCTTGATAAATTCAAGAATTGCTACACCATCCTCAAAAAATTCCCTCAACTCCTCAGGTGATGAATAATGAGTATTGTCGTTTTTCTTATACGACTCTTGGTATAGAGCAATAAACTTTTCTTGGAATTGCTCTTCTAAATTAATTTGATCTGCCTTAGCGCCAGATTCTTCATACAAAACAGTTAACCAATCTTGTATTACCTCGTGCATTGCTGTACCAAAGGTAAAGTGAATTGATTGTTCATCTTGATAATGTCCGTCTCTGTATTGAAGTGCCCATTTATGAGGGCAACTCCGATACATTGACATTTGGGAGTACGATATTACCTTTTGGTAAGCATAATTTACCTCGGGTAATGGTTTATTCTGTATCTCCTTGAGTATTTGAGGTTTTTTAGCCATATAATTCTTTTATTTTACCCCATAAGATTTCATCAATATTTAAAAAATCATCTTCAGTATACAAGATATGTTTTCTAGTATTTTCTTTTTTATTTAAATAGGGTTTTATATCTGGGAAGGATTGTTCGATTTGTTCTATTTTATATGTAAAGTTGGCTATTTCTTTTGCTTTAGTATTCCATTGAAAATAAATTTCCATACCTTTTTTTAATGGGGAGTCAAGGGGGTTTAAATTGAGGGTTTTGGTAAAATATTCCCATGCTTTATTAGACATTGACCCAAATGAAGATATAGTATTTATAGGATTTCTAATTTGATGGAAAATAACAGTTGTAGGAAATTTAGTTTGAACTTCTTTAAGTGAGGGGCCATACAAGGGAGGATTATCTACTAAACACCAACTTGATATACCATTTTGGTTTATTTTTTCGTGTCCTACATTAAAAAATTTAGAAGCATATCCTGTTCCACTACGAGGACAACCTACAATAATATAACTCATTTTATAATATAAGCAGACTTATTATGTTCTTTAATTTCTATAAAAGATTTACCTAATTTAGATATAAGTTGTTCTGCTATATTTTTTTCAACTTCTCTATGGGTATCATCTACAATAATAGGTACTTCTAGATTAAATAAATCTAAATTTTCTAAAACTTTAGTTCTTCCTATAGTCCCTCTTGGTCCATCAAAAATTAATAAAGAATACTCTTTAGGTAAATTGTTAAGGAATTTTTTATCATACCACCCATTTTTAATAGGAGCATGATAATAAATTAAATTATCAAATTTATTTACCCATTCACTATTATCTTCAATACAATGAACATCATATATTTTACCTAATTCATGGGTGCCTGTTCCACTTCCTAATTCTAAAATAGTTGAACCCTGGGGGATATTTTGAGTTATCCAGTTAAAAAGGTTAATCCCAATGGCAAAACCCCCAAGGGTATCTTTATTTGTTTTCATATAATTTTTCTAGTTTTTCTAGATAAAGTATAGCATCCATAAGTTCTTGTTTCATGTGGGTTACCCATTCATGAAATTTAAGATCATCTCGATCCATATTAACACCGTACTTTTTTTCACCAAACTCTGAGCGAGTTTTAAATTGTTCTATAACTGATTTTACTATACTGTCCATGGTTACAATGTAATGTCTTCGGGGTGGGGTTCAAAATTTATATAAAAGTCTTCAGGAAGATTCCATTCGAAATGTTTATTTTGAAAATAATCTCTAAATTCTAATCTTTCTTTTTTATTAAAGGTTTGGGTTAAATTACCCTCAGTATGAAATCCTGTAGTATAACAATAAGCATATTTATAACTAAGTCTTTTTATAATTTCATCTCTAAATTCTAAAAATGGTTTATCTTCTGGGCATATTCTGGATAAGAATTCTCCTATTCTCATAGTATATTCCATATCCCCCCCATATCTAGTGTCCCAAAAATAGCCGAAAGTCTTAAATATATCTTTTTTATAAAAATTAACTCCTGTAGCTATACCCTCTTTTACATATTTTATTTGAGGGTTATCTGACATCATTGTATATCTTTTTCCATTAAATATGCCTAAAAGTATTGATAGCTTAGGATTTTTTTCAAATGTATCAATATAAAGCTGGAATCTATCAGGGGTGGAAGTATCATCGGCATCATGTATTGTAAACACATCCCATTTTTTATTTTTCATATAATAAAGGGCTCTGTTTCTGCTGTAGTAACATCCTTGATTAGTTTTATTTTGTAAAAAAGTTATGTTAGGATATTTTTTAGCATAACTTTGGGCTATTTTTTTAGACTTATCTGTAGAGGCATCATCTACGATAACTAATTCCCAATCAGTATGAGATTGATTAACTACAGATTCAATTGCCCCCTTTAAAGTAGCAGAGGCATTATAACAGGGCATAATACACAATATTTTCATTTACTTACATTAAAAGGTTTTAAGTTATCCAAACTAACTTTTGAACTCCCCTCACCCTCCATTAATAAATTATGGTCATGTATAAGTTGACACCACATCCTTTCTTCATTTACTAAAACTAAAGGATGAAATTTATACAAATCAGTATGGGGGTATTCTATTACTACTTGAGGAGGTGCAGATCCCTTTACATCTATGGTAAGGGGTTGGTAATCATTTTTGTATACTAAAGAACAAAAAGGAGATGGAAATTTACTATGATATTTTTCTTGAGTATACAAAGTCTTAGTATTCACTAAGTATCTATATCCTTTATAATCTAAAAGCCTAGAAGAAGTATTATTTAAGAATTTTTCTTGGGTTAATTTTACAAAATCTCTATGAATAGCATCATCATTACATACTCTAGTAGATATTATATATTCTGGTAGGGGGTTGTTGTTTATAAAAGAGTAAACTGCTTTAATTACAGAATTTAAAGGAGGTAATCTTTGGTTGTGGGTTTCACCTTTTACTATGTGGGCATCAATTCCTTTAAATTTATTAAATAAAGGTATATGGTTAGGATTAGTAAGAATTATCCAAGTGAAATTTTTATTACTTTGGGCCTCTATTGAGGGTTTTGTAAAATTATTAAAAATATTAAACCTTTCTTCTAAATAAGGATAATCATCAGGATAATTAAATAGAGTTATAATATAGTGTTTAAATTCCATTACTTAAACATTTTTACTACATCTTCATCTTGATAACCCGCTTTGTATAGAATGTTTTCTAGATCATCATTATCTAAAGTAACAACAGCCATTGCTGCTTCCTGTTTAGAACATTCATAAATTTTGGCTAGAGCATCTACTAACTCAGTTGTCGGTTGTTTCATTTTCGATTTAATATATTTAAGCCAAACATTCTGTTTTGGGAGTAATTCCTTGTATACTGTGTAATATTTTTCTTTTTCAGTATAAGGAATTGTTTGAACATAATTTACCAACTCAATAAATGGTTGATTCATAGATAGAAAACGATTAATCATATAAGGATTAAAGGACTCCTTCTCCTTATCGGAAAAGGAGTCCCAATCTCGTTTTTTACCTGTTAGTTCCTTTAACCAATCAAATAGTGTCATACTCACTACGAAGTTCAGGTGGGAGACCTTGTTCCAAAATTTTACCTGTTTCTGGGTCGTAAAATACAGGAATTGGAAGGATGGCATCTTCCGAACTGTTAGTGATAAAGCGGGAAACTTTGCGGAGCAACACTCCTTGTTGCCAGATTGGTTTTCCACTTTCAGTGTTGATGGGAGTGGTTTTGCTCACATCAATT